TTCCGGCTAAAGAGGTACTTTTTATGATCACATTATAGGTCATTCCGTTTGAGGTTCTTGTAGTTGTCTGGGAATTGGAAATATAAAATTTTCCATCTGCCGTGCTGACGATCATAGGGACTGTTTCTCCGGCCTGGAAACCATTCTTATTTATATCTACAGAAGTCCAGAACCAATAGCGGTCCTGATTTTTATGATCACTGCCTGTATCAGAAACGCTTCCCATATAAGCCCAGGTTCCTGTTTTCATCAGGCTGCTTCTGTTTTTATCTTCATCAATGAATGGTTGTATCAATTTTACCATTTTAGAATTTGTACAGCCGGAATCAATTTCAAGATTGACGTTTGAACCATATGTTTTATGGATGTAATCCAGTACGCCGCTGTTGTTAAAAGGATTATGTATATTACTGAATTCCCTGCTCCATTGAAGTACGGGTCCAATAGCCGGATCATAGTATACTTTGCAAGAACCTTTAGCGGTGGGATTTCCGATCCAGTTATTTGTATCGTTTTCCGTGATACCTCCGATCATAACTTTACGTGGAGTTTGCCAGCCATCTTCCTTCTGCTTCAGGGGGACGATCCTGCTTTCATTTACATCACCGGAATTTACGGCAGTTAGTACTTCGGCATAAGCAACCCGGACATTGGCCATATCTGTTGCTTCCCTGCTTCTTTCCAGCTGTGCTGCAAAGACCGGAACAGAAATTGCGACAAGAATTCCGATAATTGCAACAACCACCAGCAATTCGGCTAATGTAAACCCTTGTTGATTTGTCAGTATGTGTTTCTCTTTTTGCTTTTTCATAAATATCTTCCCTTATGTATTCTGTATATTTCGGTAAATTATGTCATTCCAACGCTGTTTACATTAATTCTATTTTAACACTTCTTTTTTTTAAAGTATACAGCTGATCGCCAGAAAGATAAGTTTTAGAATGAAAATCGACAAGAGGTTATAAAGCCTCTGCCGATTTTCTTTTTTTATAGGAAACAGCAGAAAAGAAGAGCGTGCAGAGCGTAAAACTCTGGCACGCTTATTTTTTTACCATAAAAGCGAATGAGGACGGAAAGGAGCATAGAACATGGCAAAACGAAAGTACAAGCGTCTGCATTACGAGGACAGGCAGACCATAGAGGCTATGAGTAAGCAGGGCAGCAGTGTAAGCGATATTGCAGAGGTGCTGGGAACACATAGGGACACAATTTATAGAGAGTTCAAACGCTGCAACGCCACACTGAAAACCTACACGGCGGCAGCGGGGCAGCAGGCATTATAAACCAGAAGAACAAAAGAGAGGTAAGAAAGGTGCGAGGCATCACCACCTTGTAGTAAATAAAATTGACACAGAGATTTTACAGCGCTGCTGGTATAAGGCATACGAGGGGCATAACAGGGTTAAGGTATTCCCTCTGGACGACAGCGGAAACTATGCAGAGCTGGCAAACTATTTAATTAAATACACAGGAACGCATAAAAAGGGTACTGACGGAGCATTACAGGGCAAGCGCTGGAATTGCAGCAAGAATTTGGTAAGACCAGAGCCAGAGTATCACATAATTTCAGACCGTGAGTATTTCAAGAAAGAGCCAAAGGCAATAAAGGGCTATTACGTGGACAAGAACAGCGTAAGCATGGGAGTACATAGCCCAGAGTATTACGGCTATGGGTATTTAAGATACACCTTAGTAAAAATAACGGATAGGGGGGGCTGAAATGCAGATAATCAAGGGCATTGCCATCGCAGCAGTGTTGATAATAGCCGGACTGCTGGCGCTGATTGTGGCAGCGTATCTGGCGCTTAGAATTGCGGCGGCTATTTTTGAACAGCAGGAGAGCTGGAAAGACAACGGCAGCAGAAAGGGCAGAAAACATGATAGAAAAAATTAAATACTGGTTATTCCAGAAAGGCAAGGACTGTAAGCGCTGCTGCCTGCGGTGCAGATATTACGATATATGCCGCTGGGACGTACTGGGAAATGTGGGACTACAAAGCGAGGAAACAATAACGCTTTTGGCGATAGAGAACAGCAAGCCGCATAAGGACGGGCTGCTTTTCAGAATTTGCCAGTATGTAAGAGAAATGATAACAGTACAGCAGCGGGTAATATCGTGGTAAAAACGTGGTGTTTACATGGGAAAACAAAAGAGATACAATGGTAGCATGAAATGAGTAGGCGATAGCTTAAGCCATGTGCGGCAGCAGTTGCCTACTCTTTTTCTATTCATTCTTTAGCCTCCACCCAGCGCATGAAACTTAGGGCGCTGGGGAATGAAGAAAGAGAGGGGACAGTATGAAAGCATGGGCTAAGAGTTTTTATTTATCGGCGGCGTGGGAACAAACCAGAGCCGCTTATTTAATGTCACAAGATTATATTTGTGAACGCTGCGGGCAGCCCGCAAAGATAGTGCATCATAAGCGCTGGCTTAACAGAGAGAACATAAACGACATAAGCGTTACGTTGTGCTGGGATAACTTAGAGGCGTTGTGCCAAGACTGCCACAACAAGGAACACCACAAACAGGAGAGGCATAAGCGGTATCGGTTCGACGAGAACGGCGGCATACTCCCCCCATATCAGAAAAATAATTAAAGGGGGCGAATACCGAGGGGGATACCCTAAAATTACCCTACGGGCGTGCGCACGGGTGGTGTAGGGGGTGTGGTGCGGCGCAGGAATGGAAAGCGGGGTAAAGGAATGGCAACAAAGAAAGAGAAAACCAAAGAACAGAGGATAAAGACCGAAAAGACCAGACTTAAGGGAATTTTCAAGGACTTAGACGAAAACAAAAGAAAATTAGTAACGCCGCTGATAGAAAAGGCTGCATTTATGAGCGTTGAGCTGGACGACTTGCAGGCGAAACTTGAAAAAGACGGCTGGACGAGTGAGTACCAGAACGGGCAGAACCAGTGGGGAACAAAGAAAAGCCCAGAGGCAGAAACCTACATAGCGCTTAGTAAGAACTATGCAGCAGTGATTAAGCAGCTTACAGAATTAGTACCAGCTGCGAAACGAAAGACAAGCAGGCTGGCGGCTTTGCGGGAAGAGTAAGCAATATTGCCGCCTTATCGAAATTATATCTATGAGTACCACGCAAAGATTACAAGCGGCGAAATCATAGCGGGAAAATGGATAAAGAAAATATACGAAATCATTATAAACGGGCTGCAAAAGCAGGAGTATTTTTTTAATGCAAAGGCTGCGAATAAGGTTATACGGTTCATAGAGAACTTTTGCCACCACAGCAAGGGACGTAATGATTTAATCAAGTTGGAGCTATGGCAGAAAGCCATAGTTTCTGTTATTTTTGGCATACAAGACGCAGAAAAAATACGTATTTTCCGTGAAATTTTTATTGTAATTGGCAGAAAAAACGGAAAAAGTTTATTTGCATCTGCGATTATTGCATACATGGCGTACTTAGAGCCGGAGTACGGACAAGAAATATACTGCTTAGCGCCGAAATTAGACCAAGCGGCGCTGGTGTATGACGGATTTTATCAAATGGTACAGGCAGAGGACGAGTTAGCGGAGCTGGCAAAGAAACGGCGCAGCGATATTTATATTGCAGAGAGCAACACGGTAATAAAACCGATTGCCTTTAATGCCAAGAAGTCAGACGGATTTAACCCGCAGCTTAGAGGACTTTAGGGACTGCTACGCAGTGGGCGGTATTGACTTAAGCCAGACAACGGACTTAACGGCAGCCAGTGTGGTTATTCAGAAAGACGGCACGCTGTATGCGTTTACGCAGTTCTTTATGCCACGGGGCAGGCTGGAATACCTACAGGCTACGGACGGTGTGCCGTATGACATATTTGTTAAAAAGGGGCTGATAACCTTAAGTGGCGAGAATTACGTAGACTACCACGACGTTTACGGCTGGTTTACTATGCTGCTGGAAGATTACGGCATACGACCTCTGAAAATCGGCTACGACAGATACAGCGCCCAGTACCTTATTACCGATATGGCAAATTATGGTTTTCACATGGACGACGTTTACCAAGGCGAAAATCTTACACCAGTTATACGGGAGTTTGAGGGCATCATAAAAGACGGCGATTTTAAGATTGCCGACAACAATTTACTAAAGACACATTTCTTAAATGTTGCGCTTAAGCACAACATGGAAACAAGAAAATTCAGACCTATAAAAATCGAGCAGCGGGCGCATATCGACGGCTTTGTATCTGTCATAGATGCAATGACCGTGCGGCAGAAATACTGGGAAGAGTGCGGCGAGCTGCTTAAAAATGCCGCATAGAAAGGAGTGTAAACGGCATGAAATTTTTAGACTATCTTTTTCATGGCAAAGAATTAAAAGCCATAGGTAATTATTTCAAAATGCTGAACGGATACAGCCCGACGTTTACCAGCTTTAGCGGCGGCGTGTATGAAATGGATTTAACCAGAACGGCTATAAATAATTTTGCCACACATTGCAGCAAGCTAAAGCCGGAGATAGAGGGCAGCGCCCTTAAGTCGCTGGAAAAGACATTGCAGCATAAACCCAACTACTTCATGGATACAACAAAATTTATAAAGCGTCTGGCAACGTATGTAGCGGTGGAACACACCGCTTTTATTATACCTATCGAGGACGAATACGGGCGCTTGTGTGGCTGGTATCCGCTGCGGGCTGAACGCTGTGAGGTGGTAGAAAGTGAGGGGCAGTTATATTTACGGTATCTGTTTGCAAATGGCAGCTATGGAGCTAGAGGTACAGCGCAGTATATGGGAGAGTGAAACAGGCGAATGAGTATACAGGAGATTTTAGAAAGCGCAGGGTTGCCAGCCCAGAGAGGCGTTTACACTGGACGGGATAAGCCAGACGCATATTATACGTTTCTGCGGCTGCTGGGTACGCCTGCGGTAAATGCAGACGACGAAGAGAAAGAGCGCAGGGAAATGTATAGAGTTACGCTTTTCCATAAGGGCGATTTTGAGGCGCAGCTTGATAAGACAAAAGAGGTATTGAAAGCAGCAGGCGTTTATATCAACAGCATAGACGCAGAAAGCTATGAAACAGAAACGGGGTACTGGTTAGTGCCTATCACAGTCGAGATTTTGAAAGAGGAGTGATTAAACAATGACACTGGGACTGAAAGATTTATATTACGCCGTATGCACAGAGGCAGACGGAGCAGAGAGCTACGGGACACCTAAGAAAATGGCAGAGGCAATGAGCGCCGATTTATCCGTAAAGACAGCAGACGGCAGCTTGTATGCAGACGACACATTAAGCGAGAGCGTCACGGAGTTTGCAAGCGGAACGCTTAAGCTGGGAATTAAAGACCTTACGCCGGAAGTGCTGGCAGAGCTGCTGGGGCAGGCAGTAGATAAGAACAGCGTAGTATGGGCGGGAAAAGAGGACGAGCCGCCGTATGTTGCTGTAGGGTTCAGAGCTAAGAAAACGGGTGGTAAATACCGTTACGTATGGCTGCTTAAAGCAAAATTTAAAGTACCGTCTGAAAAGTACGAAACAAAGGGCGAGAGTATCAAGTTTAACACGCCGGACATTGAGGCATCTTTTACAACAAGAAAGAAAGATAACTTGTGGAAAGCAGACTTTGTGGGAACAGAGGAAAGCGCAGCGGCTAAAACGTGGTTTACAGCAGTGCCGGAAAAGGCAGCAGCAATGGAAAGTGTATAAAACAGGAAAGGAGAGAGGCGTAGCATGGGCTGCGCCTTAATTTTATATCATGGGAGCATTAAAGAGCGGGGCTTTTCCCGTAGAGCTGAACGGCAAAGAATATGGTTTACTTTTTTCGCTGAACGCATTAGACGAAGTACAGGAAAAGTTTGGGGGCTACGACAAATTAAGTGAGGTATTCAATAAAGATAACCCAAACCTTTTTAAAGATACAAGGTGGTTACTTACGCTGCTTATTAACGAGGCACTTTTAGCAGAGGACGAAAACGCCCAGCTGCTTGAAGAGAAGAGGGTAGGCAGACTGATACACGCAGGAAATTTGCAGGAAGTACAGAATGCTATTTTTAAATCGTTCTACAGAGGAACTGCGGGAGACAACAGCGACACAGAGAACGAAAACGACGGAGAAGAAACAACAGAAGAGGGAAACAGGGCAGCCGTGCAGGAAAATTAGATACTGCACGGCTTTTGTATATTGCAGTAGTGCTTTTGAGATACAGGGAACGTGAGGCATGGAGAAAAACACCATACCAGATAACGACACTGTTTAAATATCACAAGGAATATAACCCGCACATTTTCCGACAGGAACAGGCGGGAACACCAGCAGCTACAGAAAACATGGACGATATAGACATAGCGTTAGGGGGCTTTTAATTATGGCAGATAAGACGCAGAACGTCAAAACAAGGTTAAGTTTTGACGGAGAGGCAGAGTATAAAGCAGCCTGCAAGGAAATTAACAGCACCCTTAAAGTGCTTAATTCTGAAATGAAACTTGTAACGGCTGAATATAAGGACAATGCAAGCAGCGTAGATGCGCTGAAAGCAAAGCAGGCGGTACTACAGAAAACATACGACGAGCAGGCAAAAAAGGTAAAAGAAACCGAGGCGGCTTTAGAAAAATGTCGCAAGGCAACAGGAGACAATAGCGAAGAAAGTAAAAAACTTGAAACCCAGTTAAATTACCAGAAAGCAGCGCTTGTAAAGACAGAGCAGGAATTAGGCAAAACGACTGACGAAATGGAAAAAGCAGAAAAAGCCGCTGACGAAATGGGAAAGGAAATAAAAGACAGCGGGGAACAGGCAGACGACGCAAAGGGAAAATTTTCTGGATTTACAAGCGTGCTAAGCGGAATGGGTACAGCGCTTAAAGCAGCAGCAGCGGCGACGGCGGCAGCAGTTGCGGGAGCGGCAACAGCCATAGGAGCGCTTACCACAAAAGCGATAGAGGGATACGCAGCACAGGAACAGCTTGTAGGCGGTGTAGAAACTCTTTTCAAAACGTCGTCTGATACGGTTGTTGGTTATGCAAACGACGCATATAAAACAGCCGGAATGTCTGCAAATGAGTACATGGAAACAGTTACCAGCTTTTCAGCGTCGCTGCTTGCCAGTATGAATAATGACACGGCAGCGGCAGCAGAAAAGGCAAACGTGGCAATTACGGATATGTCAGACAATGCAAATAAAATGGGTACTGATATATCGCTTATACAGAACGCCTATAACGGTTTTGCAAAGCAGAATTATACCATGCTGGATAACTTAAAACTGGGATATGGCGGTACAAAAGAGGAAATGCAGAGACTACTTGATGATGCAAGCAAGCTATCCGGCATTAAGTATGATATTTCATCATATTCAGACGTTGTAGACGCTATTCACGTCGTACAGACGGAAATGGGCATAACAGGGACAACGGCAAAAGAGGCAAGTACAACAATAGAGGGTTCGGTTAGTTCTATGAGTTCAGCATGGGACAACTGGGTAGCTGGAATGGCAGACAGCGAGGCGAATTTCTCACAGCTTACAAGCAATCTGGTAGACAGTATTGTAACAGTGGTAGGGAATATAGCACCGAGGGTAATAGAAACAGTGCCGAGGCTGGTAAGCGGACTGGGAGAAATCGTAGAGCAGCTTGCAACGTATATACCACAGGTTATACAGGAGTTATTACCGCCTTTAATGAGCGGCGTACAGGACTTGCTTAATACGCTGGTTGGAATGCTGCCGGAAATGATAAGCATACGAACATTGTAACGATTGTGAAAGAAACGCCTGCTAAAATCTGGAACAGTATAGTAAGCGCAGTAACCAGAGTGGCTACGTGGGGTAACAATATGCTTACGAAAGCCAAAGAGGTAATGAACGCCATGGTAACAGGCGTTGTTACGATTGTTAAGGAAATACCGCAAAAGATTTATAACAGCATTTCTGGTGCAATTACCAAAGTGGCTACATGGGGTACAGAAGTAAAGAACAAAGCCGTAGAGGGCATGAAAAATGTAATTACTGGAATAACAGACGTATTTAAGAATATTGGCAGTACGTTTGCTGGGTTCGGTAAAAACATGGTAGAGGGCATCTGGAACGGCATAAGCGGCGCTACGAGGTGGATAAAAGACAAAATAAGCGGCTGGGTAGGCAATGTTACCGACTTCCTTAAGGATTTATTTGGAATTGCCAGCCCGTCTAAGCTGATGCGTGACGAAATCGGCGTATATCTGGCGCAGGGTATCGGCGTTGGCTTTTCTAATGAAATCGGCGGCGTTAAGAAAATGATTGAGGACAGCGTACCGCAGGAGTTTGACGTAGACGCAAAGGTAAATGTAGGCAATGAATTTAAGTATGATAACGACGACCAAAAGCCAAAGCCGAGAGGCGGCGGCAGTGCAGCAGGCGGCGTAGTTGTCAATCAGTATATTTATGCGAATACCACGGACTATGCAAAACAGCAGAAAGAGGCAGCCCGACAGTTCAGAATGATAGCAAGGACGGTGTAACACATGGAAAATGAAAAACTGACTTACATAAATTCAAGGGGCGAGCGGTTAGAGCTGGGAGTAGACAGCGTATACCATTGCAATATAAGTAAAGACGTAGAGGGCATTTCCGGCGTTACGAGCGTCATTTACAGCACAAACAGTATGGGACAGCACGGCGACACCTACGTAGGGCAGCGTATCGAGGCGAGGGACATAGACGTAGTGGGACATATCAACACACGGGACAAGGCGCAGGCATTGGAACTGCGCCGCCGTATGCTTAAGATATTTAACCCAGAGCTTAGCGCTACGCTGGTGTATGAGTACGGCGGCTTTAAGCGTGTGATTGATTGCAGGGCGTATGGAGAGCCTAAGATACTAAAGAAAGAGGTACTTTATGAGTTTGATTTACAAATAGAGTGCCTTAACCCGTTCTGGCGGGAAGAGGAAGAAACAAAAGAGGATATAGCAAGCTGGGTGGCTGCGTGGCATTTCCCTTGCGTTATCGAAAAGGACAGCACAAAGAGCATGATATACGGATACCGAGCGGAAAGCGTAATAGTGGACTGCTACAACGAGGGCGACGTATCAACAGGAATGAGGATAAGGTTTACAGCACTGGGGACAGTTTCAAACCCGATACTGCTTAATGTGGATACCGAGGAATTTATACAGATTAACGCCACTATGAAAACGGGCGACGTGATAGAGATTAACACGAAGTACGGCAGCAAGGGCGCTAAGCTGATAAGGGACGGCGTAGAAACCGACTATTTCCGCTACATTGATGTAGACAGTACATTTATGCAGAGGCGACTTTTGGCGACAGCCTGCCGACACTGGTAGACCAGATTAGGAAAGTGAGGTAGCAGAAATGGCAAACAGCTTACCGTTTAATGCCGTGGCAGTAGACGGAGAGTACGACAGGGTATATAAAGCCGAGGATTGGGCGTGGTACTTTGCTACTTTCATTGCAAACGGCATTTTTCCAAAGCCAAGCGACGGGCTACAGGTGGTAGCTTACAGCGGCATGGAAATAAGAGTAAATGCAGGCTATGCCTTTATAAACGGCTACGCCTTTAGAAATCCTGCAACGCTTAGCGTAACACTGGATACGGCAGAGGGAGCGCTTAACAGGGTGGACAGGGTAGTAGTTCGCTGGGATTTGCCGCAAAGAGATATGTATATTGCGGTGCTGAAAGGCACACCGTCTGCAAAGCCGACAGCAACGGCAGTAACACGCACTACGGAAATATGGGAGCTTGCGCTTGCAGATATTTACGTAGGCAAGGGCGTAACAAGGATACAGACGCAGAATATCACAGACCAGCGGTTTAATAGCGCAGTCTGCGGCATTGTGACGGGAACGGTGGAAGAGATAGACGCAAGCGTGCTTACAAAGCAGTTTACGGACTTTTTCAACACCTACAGCGCAGCCGTGCTGGACGAGTTCAGCACATATAAGCAGAACATGGAAAAGTACCTTACAGAGATTGCGGGCGTATATGACAGCTACGTAAGCAAGACAGAGGGCTTATTTGCGCAGTATGAAAGCCAGTTTAACGAAAGATACAGCAGCTTTGAAAGTACGCTTAATAACTGGGACAATGAGCTTTTAAGCGCCTATACAGACTTTATGGCAAAAATTAAGCTATTCCAGTCGGACGCTGAAAACGAATTTAACACATGGTTTGAGAGCATCAAGGACAAGCTGGGCGAGGACATAGCAGGCAGTCTGCAACTGCAAATTGAAGAGCTGGCAGCAGCAATGCAGGAAGTGAAAAAGCAGGCAGAGGCAGGCACGAAAGAAACAAAAGAGGCAATAGCAGCGCTGGACGAGCGACTTAAGAGAGTAGAAAGCGGCTGGGGCATTGACTATAAACATGATGCTGTACTGGGATTGTGTTACATGGGCGCAGCATACATGAGCCAGCATTACGAAAGAACAGTAGAAACGGCAGTGTTAGGGGCTACCTACGTGGGTAATTCCTATCTTGCAAATACATTTTAGAAAGGCGGCAGACCATGAAAGGATTTCCTAAAGTATTAAAGACAAAAGAGGACTATTACAACTGCCTTGCTATGGTAGCAAGCGGAGAACTGGCGGCAGCAGATTTGCTGGCAAAAATCGAGAGCGCAGAGAACCAGCGCTATATTGAGTGCGGCGTAGCAGCTGTAGAGGAAGAGAAAAAGGCGGTTACGGTATATTACTGCGACGAGGCAGCGGTAGGTATGAAATTCGTAGCGGGCGACGTATCCGGCACGGTGCAGGGAGTAACACATATCCAGACCGACGAGGCAGCGGCAGCAGGAGAGGCAGGAAACGACAGAACAGCCCTTACACTTTCCAAAGCGGTAAAAGCGGGCTGCAAGGTAATTGCGCTGGAACGCACAGACACCGTGGCAGGAATGACAACAGACGACATTGCAGCACTGAAAGGAGTATTAAAGCAGTATGAGTAGATTATTAGTGGACGACGTTACAAAGACAGACGCAAGGGCGCTTTTGAACGTAAATAAAATGGCTACAATCAGCGATATTGTAGCACCGAGCAATGAGTACATTTACGCCAGCGGAGCAAATGAGCTGACTGTAGTAGAGGGCTGCGTAATTGCCGTGGGCGGCGCTGGAATTTTCAAGACAGCAAATACAATTCTTACGGCTGCTAATCTGGACGCAGGCAGCGCTTTTGCGGTAGGTAAGGACTATTACGTATATATCTGCGACAGCAGAATTGACAGCGCAGACGAGAAATACGTAATTTCCCTTAATTCTACATACCCGACAGGCTGGAACGCTACAAACAGCCGTAAAATCGGCGGCTTTCATTATGGACGCTGCCGCAAGGTGGACAGCAATTTACAGCCGCTTAATGGCAGCAGTGTTATTTTTGGCACAGG